CGGTTTCCAAGTTTACACGTCTAATAACCTACCTTCGCTTGGCACTGGCCCAGCAACTACAGGTGGTGTTAATTCGTCAAACATGGGCATCATCGTTGCTGGTCATTCATCTGCTGTTGCAACTGCAGAGCAGATTAACAAGACTGAGACTTATCGTGACCCGGACAGCTTCGCAGATATTGTCCGTGGTATGCATCTGTATGGTCGCAAGATTCTTCGTCCTGAAGCAATCGTTACTGCGGCATATTGTTTGGCTTAAAGGAGGACTGAATTATGGCACTTGGTGATAATACTACCTCTGTAGCACGAGGAAATGATGGTCGTGGTCGTAAGCCTTACTTAATTCAAGCTGACCTGAACTTTGCAACGGCTGCAAGCGATAAGGGTACTGCCCTCGCTGCAAACGATGTAATTCCGGGTTTGACTATTCCAGCTAATACTCTAATCATGTGTGCTGGTTTTGAAGTAACAACTGCTCATGCAGGTACTTCAACTGACACTGATTTTGATTTTGGTATCACAGGTGGAGACTTGGATAACTTTGTTGATGGCTTTGACTTTGATGGAGCATCAGTAGGTGACTACGGTTTTAAGGCAGGACAAACTCCTGTTCTTGTCGGTGGCACTTCTGATACCATTGATGTTGAAATCCAAGCAATGACAGGTACAACAACAGGTGGAGTAATCCGCATGTTTGCTGTCTGCATGGACGTTGACGATACGGGTGACATGACTGCTCAAGAAGTAGACCGTGATACACTAGCGTAAAGTAATGTGACGGGGCAGGGGTAACTTGCCCCCTCACTTTCATTTAGGAATTTAATATGGCATATGATTATCTTGGTTTGACAAATGAAGTTCTTGCTCGTATGAACGAGGTAGTGCTTACCGCTACTAACTTCACTGCAGCAAGAGGCTATCAAATACAATGTCAAAATGCAGTAAACGATGCTATTAACTATATTAATCAAAGGGAATTTGGTTGGCCTTTTAGCCATGCAACACAATCCGAAACTCTTGTAGCTTCACAGACACGGTACACAGTTCCTACTGGTACGCAGCACGTGGACTACGAAACATTTAGAATAAGCAAAGATAACACACTAGGTGTAGATGCTACTACTCTACGTGTGCTAGACTATAAAGAATATGTAGACAAATATATTGGTCAAGAAACCTCATCAGGTGTAGGTGGCGTTCCAAACTTTGTATTTAGAACACCTGATAATAATTACGGCTTATACCCTTACCCAGACAAAGCATACGTGTTAAAGTATGAATATTACAGTAGACCTACTGCTTTAGCTGCTGCCACTGATGTCCCCGCTGTCCCTGAACAATTTAGACAAGTTATTGCAGACGGTGCGACTGCATATGCATATCAATACAGAGGTGAAGCACAACAGTATGGTTTAAACTTTACTAGGTTTGAAGAGGGTATAAAGCATATGCAATCAATATTATTGAACAGAACAGATTATGTGAGGTCAACCTATCTTCCGCACTCGCAAAGGTATGGCATTAACGTAGCTGCATTTTAGGTGTATTAAATGGCAGATGAAGCTGGCCTCAATCCTTTTGTTTTCGCTTGTCAGGGTGGATTAGTCTTAGACCAATCTACTTTTGCTATGCAGCCGGGGATGGCACTAGAATTACAAAACTTTGAGCCAGACGTGTCTGGTGGTTACAGAAGAATATCTGGATATTTAAAATGGAATAGTAATGTAGTTCCACAAACAGCATCAGATTCTGAACCAATTTTACTATCGGCTCATTTTAAGGGTAAGGTAGTAGCTGCTAGAGGCACAAATGTATATCAAGCTGGAACTACTGGCTCGTGGTCGCAGATAGATAGTGGTAGAACAAGTGCAGGTAGGTACACACATTTTAGATATAACTTAAATGGTACTGACCTACTTATGTTTGCAGATGGTGCAAATCATGCAAGTAAGTTTGACGGCACAACAGTAACAGATATAAATACAACAGGCGCACCTTCTGATCCAGCCTTTGTAACAAGATTTAAAGATACTAGCTTTTTTGCAGGTATGTCAGGTGAGCCACAGTCCTTAGTATTTACGGCTCCATTTACAGATGATGATTTTACACCAGCTAATGGTGCAGGTACAATACGAGTTGACAGTGATATAACAGGACTATTCCCTTTTCGTGACGCACTGTTTATTTTTTGTGAAGAGAGAATATTTAAACTAGTTGGCAACACAATAGGGGACTTTGTTGTACAACCAGTAACTAGAGAAATAGGTTGTTTAAATAATTTTACAATCCAAGAATTTGGTGGTGACATTGTTTTTCTTGGGCCAGACGGATTAAGAACAGTAGCTGGTACTGAAAGAATTGGTGACGTAGAATTAGGAACAATAAGTAGACAAGTACAAAAACGTTTTTTAGATTTGTCAGATGTAGATGAATTTTCAAGTGTCGTTATACCAGACAAAACACAGTATAGGGTATTCTTTACTAATGCAAGTACAACAAGGGCAGCAACAAAAGGTGTTATTTGTGTACGTAAAGGGCAAGCCTATGAGTTTGGTGACTTACTAGGCATCAGAGCAACAAGCACAGACTCTGTTGTTGTAGCAGGTGATACTATAGTTCTTCATGGCGATTTTGATGGCTATGTATATCGCCAAGAACAGGGCAGCACTTTTGATGGTAGTGTGGTTGTTGGTAAGTATCGTTCACCAGATTTAACAATGGGCGATGCTGGTATACGAAAAAACTTTCAGCGTGTAATTATTAACTACGCACCTGAGGCAGCAGTTAACGCAGACTTGTTTGTACGATATGATTATGAAGCACCTACTGTAGCAAGACCAGCAGCGTATCCT